CGGAACATATTTAGTGAATTTTGTAATGCTGTTAGCCATTTATATAGCCCCTTTCAAAGTTATGATTTCTTGTCGTTTAACCCCATAGCAGAGCGCATAGCCGCCATTTCGGATTCGGTCAGTTTATCGCCGTCCGCGTTGCCTGTGCTGCCCATATTGCCTTTGGGATTTTGTGTTGCGAAAACCCCGTCTTTGTCTTTGGTGAGCGCCGACAAAATGTCTGCGTCGCCCTTGCCCTTGTAAGCTTCATCGTTCAGCGCCGCTTTGAACCTCGATAACACGCCGTCGCGGGCAAATTCGCTTGCAAACTTCTTTTCGCCAAGCGCCTTTTCCAGTCGGGCAGTCATTTCGGATTCTGCTTTTGCGGCAGCTTCGGCAGCGTCACGATCTTCGATCTGCTTTTTGTATTTAGCAATCTCGTCGTTCAGCTTCGTTGTGTCGCCTTTTGCGGCTTCGAGCGTTTTGATGGTTTCGTTTGCTGTTTTCAGATCGCCCTGCGCCTTTTCAAGCGCGGCTTTCTGTGTGTCAAAATCGCCCTTTGCTTTGCCGATGTCCGCGCTGTTCAAGTCAAGGATTTGTGATACCTGCTCTTTCGTGATTCCGTCCACGATTTTTTCAAGGTCTTCGCGTTTCATGGAATTTGCCCCTTTCGTTATCGCCTTTCAGTTTGTTATCGCGGTTCTTTCCGCACGGCTTGATAGTTTCTCGTCGTTCCGGACATTTTGTTATAAAAAAAGCACCCGTTAAGGCACTTGTTTTATCGGGTCGCTTTCACGGGTCTGTACCCGCTTATTGTCATTCGCTCTGTTTTCATCGGCAAGCCCGCCGCTTTGCTGACTTCCTCGTACTTTTTTTTGATTTGATTGATATTCGCTTGCGCTTCACGCCGCAAAACGTCATCACCCGCAGCCGCCGCCGCAACCGCAACATCTTTTTGATACCGCGCCGCCGTCTCTAACTGCCGTTGGATTTGCGTGCATTCGTATAATGTGCGCTGTGTGCCGTCTATTTTGACCCCTGCGGCGTTTTTGCTTGCCATGCCGTTTAATTCCTTGTCGGAATACGCGGCCTTTGACACGCCCATTAAAATACGGAATACGGTGTGTGTGCAGTTCCATTCTTCAAACGGTCTGCCGATGCTGCCTTGTAACCGCGCAAACTGTTTGTTTGTGTACTGCCGACCCTGATACGGTTCGTGGTCCGGTGCTGAATTTGCGTGTGCTGATATTTCTACGCCGTCACTTCCGAACTGCTTTCCGACTTCCTTTTGAATATTTGATTGCAGTTGGTGGGCGCCGTCTAAGATGTTTTGCCGCAATGCGGAATCAAGCCGCCGCGTCATGCCGCTCTCATACTCAACCCGCGTTCCCTGCTTTGCCGTTGCTTTAAGCGTGTTGCGCATCGCCGATTTATAATCCGACAAGCCCGTCTGCACTTTAATAATAGCTTCGTCTACCGCGTCTTTGTACGCCTTTGAGACAACCGTGGTTTTTGATAGATTGACCATAGCGCTGCCCGTCTGTTCGAGCGCCGCTTTAATAAGCGATTGCAATGCGGCATTGTCTGCCAGTTTCGCTTGAACCACGCCCGCCGCGTTGTAGAAAATTCCCGCCGCTTCGTAGTCGTCGGCAGCAATCTTTCTCAACAGCGTTTCCATGTCTTTAATATTCTGCTCTGATGCTTTCGCCAGTTCGCGGGTGATTTGGTCGATGTTCGCGCCCGCTTTGCGCATTTCTTTCAACCGATTCACGTTTGACGCTTTCAACGTGCCGATGTCTTGAATTTGAGCGCCCATGAGTTGAAGATATTTCGAGTTGATGTCCTCTACTCTTGCCACAAACCCCTCAACAGCCCGCTCTATTTCCTGCTCGGTCATACGGTGTTACTAATCCCAAGTACTTTTTCAAGCGTCGGTTCGTTTGCGGTTACTTCGTCAATCTCCGCTTGCGCTTCTTCAAGCGTTTGACCCGTGACCCATTGATTCAGACGCGCCAACCGGATACCGCCGCGTGACTGTAATTCAGACATCTGCTGCCAGGTTTCCGCAGACGATTCATACATGGAATAATCCCATGAAAACTTAATTTCGTATGAACCGCGCCCGCCGGCCGGAGATAAACCATAATATTCCGCTAACACGTCAATCGCATAGCACAGGTCGCGCACAGCGATTTCCCATTGTTCGCGCATATCAGAGACAAGGCAGAATGTATCGTACTGCGCCTGTTTGATTTCTGTTGCCGTTGCGCCCTCTGTTTTCGGGTCTGTCAGGATTCCGCGCGAAGTCCCGACCGCTTTTTCAATCGCGCTTGCCAATGCGTCATAGCGCAAATACATGGCAGTTCCGCGAATTTCGGGCGCGTAAATCTCCCACATCTTGTCTGTACCGGCGTTGTATGTCTTGACAAACGGGCGGTCTTTGTCCTGCACCGTCTTTGTGAGTTCCTTGTTCGCCCACATACGGCTGTCAAGTCCGAGCATCGGCGCGGTAAGTTTGTATTCGCGGGCTGTGAGTTTCAAGTGATCTTCAAACTCTTTAATCATTTCTCCGCAACCGTATGTAATGGGAACGCCGTAAGAATCCTTGTTTCGTCTGTTATCAACGGAACACCGCAAAAACCCAAACAACGATTTTTCCACGTTGCCGATGACGATTTCCGGTTCAATGTCCGCCCACATCGGAAAATCTTCAAGCGGTCTTTCGCTTCCGTTCTGATTGACAACCCGCGTCCGTATAACCTGTTGATTGTTTTCAAGGGTGTAATCCACTAACCGATAATAAAGCAGATTATTGATATATAACCTGTCCGCGCAGAATGTAGCCGAAACAATGTCCTCTCCGCGCATTTGGTCAATATAGACGAGCGATTGTTCCACGCTATCAACGAACATCTTCCCGCCCGAAACATACGGGACTAAGAAAACGCCGCCTTTACCAAGCGCCTGCGCTGTGATCTTTTTCTTCTTCCCCCACACAACCGCCATAGCGTCAGCAATAACCGCGCTTCGTGCCGTGTCGCCGTTGATGTCGAGGTCGGACTCCGTTGTAATCTTTTTAGAGAGAGAGTTTGCGAATATCGCCGTGACATTGATCGGCTTTTCAATGTCGGAATACTCCGAAGAATATTCCTCGTATTTGGTCTGCCGCTCTTTGTTCGGCTTTTTCCTGAATATCCTCTCAATAAAATCCCATACCGTCAAGAGGCAAACCACCCTTCGTATAATGAAATATCATGCTCGACGCTGTACTCGAAAGCATCTAACACGTCGATGTCGCTTGTCCCGTCGTCTAAGCGGGTATCATCATGCTTTGTGTCCCATCGGGCATCTGCAAGCCCTGCTATCAAAGCATCATTGTCGGGCAATACCACAATCCGATTCGTGGATAACATTAAGTCGGTGAACCGAATACGGTCTAATATGCTGCCCTTTATCGCGTTGTAAATCGGATAGCCGGTCTTTGCGCGGATCGTGTTGATGATCGTCTGTTCCTCGCTGTCACAGTAAACGCCCGTTATCTCTCCGTATGCTTTTTCAACATACTGTGCAAACTGGATAAAAAGCGCAATCAGTTTGTCAACGTCTGTACCGGGCGCGGGAATTGACCGAGACGCTAAAACCACCAGTTTATTAAAGTCCGCCGTTCCTGTCGCCACAAAAGCGTGATTTGATCTGTTGCCGCCGAAGTCCACGCCGATCTTGATATGCTGCACATCTTTGTGGTCTTTTAATTCGCCCCTGTATTTGTTCGGGTCGTCGGCGAATTGCTGATATATCAAGCCCTCCGCGACGCAGCGTTCGCCCAGTATGTCTCGCCTGTACCAAACCGAGTTCACGTTGTACTGCGCCATGATCTGCGCTTTGCGTTCCGCGCTGATTGACAGGTTGTCGGTTAATGTGAATTTCTCGTAGTTATAACCGCCTGCGTATGTGTCTTTGTAGAGGTCAATGTAGTTACTGTATATCGGGTTTCTCGGTGAACACGGGTTTAAGTCCCACAGCACGAGCGGGTCTTGCGCCGCAAGCTGCCGACCGAACGCCACTTTTACAAACGATTCCCTACTGTCCTCGCTGTCGTAATGCTCGTTTATCTCGGTCGCTATCCACAGCCCGTACGAGTTGCCAAGAATCCGTTTGTATGAATCCGATTTGCCGCCGCCTGCAAACAAGACAACCTTTTCGCCCGTCTGCGTCTTGATAAATAACGCCTCGTTGTCTCTGTACTTTCCCCATCTGCAACGCCCTCTGAAAAGGTTCTCTAAGCCGAACCCGTTGCACACGCCGATGTTTAACTTTGCGTTTGCCATCGTTGAACCGCTTGCAAGATGTATTTGATCTCTGCACTTTTCCAAATACGCGGCCGCAATAATGCAGTTGTCAATGGTCTTGCCCGATCTGATAGCGCCCTCTGCGACGGACATCTGACATTTGAGCGCGTTTTTGATATACGCTTTGTGCTTATCGCTGAACGGCTTCCACGGTATTGTTGATGTCTTTGTCATTTCA